CGGCCCTGGCTGCAGGAAACCGGCGTAAAAAAAGTAAACCAGGTCCTGGGCATCCGCGTGTACGACGTAACCCTCACCGCGGAAAAGCATACCGATGACAACGGGCGCCTGGTTTACTTTTTTTACGCCGGTTTCCTGCAGCCAGGGCCGGTCATCCATTATGACCCAATCCTGCGGGGCCGTGGCCCGGATTGCCAGCTTGCGGATTTTGTTCATGTAGCCGATGAACGCCTCCGCCTCCGCCACGCGCTTGTCCAGCTCCACCGGGCTGATCTTATCCATGAGGAGCCGCTGCTGCGGTGACATCGCGTCCGCTGGTAAATCTCCGGCGGTTGCCGGTACCTGGTTGGTCCGTACCTCCACGTCGTCTATCACCTCCGTTGCCCCGGTCCCCGGGGCCTGGTCCCCGCCCATCTCTTTAGTCCGCTCGTTGACCATAGCTGTCCTCCCTTTCGGTTTTGCCGGGGTAAAAATCCCGGCATATTAATGTTAATCCAAGGATAACGACCGCGATGCAGATCGCGATCCCGATTAGCTTGTCCTGCTGCTGGTGCTGCCGCACTCCGCCTCCTTTCGGTTTTTCCGGTAATGTAAAAATATTTTAACCGGAAGTCAAGCTATTTTTACCGGGCCGCCTCATTTATCTTGTTTGCGGCCGCCACCAGCTGGCCCCGGGCATCGGCCAGGGCGCTCCGCATCTCTTGCGGATATCCCTTGGCCTTGGCCTTGGTCTTTAATTTTGCCGCGGCCATCACGATTTCGCTGATGCAATTGTCCAGGCTCCGGTCCACCCGGTGGTATGCCTGCTCCTGGAATGTTACCTTTTTCTTGGCCTTGAACTCGATCACCTCCGCCTTGCTGATCGGATATCCCAGGTCCCGGACCGCCTGGATAAAAACGGCCCAGGGCGGTATGTCCTTTTTCCGGGCCGCCGCGGTTTCCGCGGTGATCCGGTACAGCTTGTTTGCCACGATCTGCTTTTTCCCGCCGGCCAGGACCTGGGTCACGGCCGCGGCCACCAGCTGCTGGGTCTTATTCGGTTTTTCCTGCTGCATCGATCTCCTCCAGTATCGCGTTAATTTCCGCCCGTCCCCGGGGCGTGTTAGCTATGGCTTTTAATCTAAGGATTTCTCCGTGGCAAATCCAGCATATTCCGGTCCCTTTTATCCGCTCCGGTCTTTTGCTGCAGATCTCGCACGGCACGTCCTTGTCCTCCACCCGGGCCTGGTAGGTCATCTTGCCGCCCCGGGGCCGCTTACCTGCCGCTTTCAGTTTTTTCTTGGCCATCGATTGCCTCCTCCGGGATCGGCCGGCCGGCGTTGTATACCTCGATCCCAAATTCCATAAAAACTAAAAGTCCGAGGTAAATGGCCACCACGTCCCGCTTGTTAAATTGTTTTATGTCCTGGTATGCTGCCTCCTTGCCCTCCGCCTGGTAGATCCGCGTCCATTCATCCATCATGGCCGTTGGCATAATCGGCCAGCCGTTTATGTTCGCGTCCTCCCGGACGGCCCGGCGCCATTGACGCCGGGCCTCCGCCTTTATCGATCCGTTATTCGGCGTCATCGCTGGCGCCTCCCAGGCCCATGTCTACCTGGGCCTCATCCCGCTCGATCCGGATCGGGGTCACGCCCCGGTCCCACATGTCCTCCAGCTCCTTGTCCGTTTCCTTGCCGGTGACCACGTACTGGATTTCCGTTGGCTGGAATGCCTGGAATATCCCGGGTCCCGGCTCCTGGTCCGGGGCCGGCGCCGGCACCGCCTTGCGGTGTGCCAGCAGGACCCAGGTTTCCCCGACCTCAAAGCCGCGGGGTACCGCCTTGATCCGGCGGCTGATCCCCTGGTCCCGGGATTCCCGGAGCCAGTCCTCCGGGGTCTTGTAATATGCCTCCCCGATCCACAGCAGGCCGGCGCGTCCGATCCGGCCGTCCAGGGGGCAGATCTCGTGCTGGTATCCGTGCTCCAGGGTCCCGGCCATGCTGCAGGGCGCGTCCTTGGTCAGCGCGTCCGCGTTCACCCAGGTCCATCCCCGGGCCGGCTTGACGCCGGCGCCGCAGCAGGGGCAAACGTCCAGCGGTACCGGCAGCTTGCCGCAGGGCGCGAATTCTCCGCCGCCCATCAAATACAGGCCGCCCTCTTTACGCCAGCCGCAGCCGCGCTTGCGGTCCGTGACGGTTTTGATCTGCATGTCTACCATCTCCTTTCCCTTTCGGTTATTGGTTTAAAAAGTCGACCACGTCCGCCCAGGCCCGGCTGGCCCGGGTCAGCATCTCCCGGCCGGCCTCCTGGGTTTCCTGGCGCCCTTTCCACAGGGCCTTGTTCATTACCGTGCCTACCGCCTCCTCCACCGTGCTGTCCAGAACTTTCGGGTCCAGGCTGTCCAGCTCCCATGATTCGTTGCCGTGCTCCGCGATGTAGGTACCGGCCCGGCTGTCCGTGACCTTGGCCGGGTTCGGCGGCGGTCCGTACTCCTCTATTTGGTCCATGTTCAGCGCGATCCGCTCGATCCGGATATCCGTGGTCCCGGCCAGCAGCTGCACCCGGTCCTGGATGTCCCGGGTCATGTCGATCCCGCTGGGATCGTGGTCCCCGAGGTGAAAAATGGTAACTCCCACGCCGCGCTTGGTCCACCGCTTGAGCCGCATCGCGGCCACCCACATTTCGCTCTGTGAAACGTAACCGCGGCACGAAAAGCAGGGGACGTCCAGGCGCTGGCAGGTCCGCTCAATCACGCCGATGAGCGCGTCCTTTTCTATCCAAACCTCGCACCGCTCCTGCTGCCCGTCCCATTTATCGATCGCGTAACTGCTGGCCGCCGATTCGATGATCTCCGCCGGCGTGTCCCAATGGCTGCAGGTCCGGACGTACCTGGTCCGGTCCGTTATGGCCGTCCAATCCACCAGGCCGGCCAGCCGGGCGTCGCTGATGATCGAACCCAGGCGCTTGTATTCCGTGTCCTTGTTCGGGATAATGTCCCGGGCCACGAACTGGTAGTACAGCTGCCGCAGGGTCAAATCGTATCCCTCCGCCTCGTACTCCTCTATGATCCCGTTGGCCGTGTCGATCAGCTCCAGGGACCGCTGGTTAAAATTTTTTTCAATATAACAAATCTTGGGCATCGCTCCTCCTATCGGCCGTTGGTAATCGCGGCCTCGATTTTAACGGCGTAAAAGTCCAGCGCTCCGCCGTCCGGGCCGATGATCTCGTGGATCATGATCCCGCTGGTTGTCCTGGTGGTTTCGACCCGGTCCCCGTCCTGCATCCAGGGGTCCAGGCCTCCGCGGCGGTCCGGGCCTGCCGCGTTTCGAAGGGTCCCTCGATCCGGTCCACGATCCTCCAGCTCTGGACCGGGTTTTGTTCGGCCGCTATGGCAGCCTCGATTTCCTTTTCCTTTTTATAATCGATGTAAAGGTCCACGGCCAGCTCCCGGCGCCCCGGGGCTGCCTGGCTGGCCTCCCCGGGGCGTGGTAAACGGTGGTTTATCGGTCTATCCCTGGGCCAATCCGGCCAGGGCGCCGGCTACCGCCTCCGCATCCTTTTTGCGGCAGTAGGTCATGATCCCGCGCGGGAACTGGACCTTGTATTTGGTCCGGGTCCCCTCCGGCTCCCGCCAGATCATCCCGACCGGCCGGCTGCCGCGGTTGATCCGGTCCAGGGCCAGCCGGGCCTTTTCGGTTACGTCCTGGATGTCCGGCAGGCTGATCCGGGCCGGCATCCGGGAGATCCCGTCCTTGCCGGTTTCTTGGGCCATCCGCTCCTCCAGGGCCGTGACCAGCTGCTTGGCTGTCCCGGTTGCCCGGGCCAGGGCCTGCAGGCGGTCCAGCCTGTTTTTTTCTATTGCGTCCATGTCCTGTCCTCCCTTTCGGTTATCCGGTCTGCGTTACGCCGCCGCATTCCCGGCAGTGGTAGTGGTGGTGGTGAATTCCGCAGGGGCATTCCCCGTCCTGGTAAAAATCCGAATTCGGCAGCTGGTCCTCCTTGCAATCGCACCAGGTGCTCCTGGGCTGGGCCGCGGCCTCCTGGTCTATCAGCTGGTCCAGGTCCTTTTTGCCCTGTTTGATCGCGACGGCCTTGTCCTGGTAGGCCGTCCGGGTGATGACCGGCTCCCCGTAGTTATTGCTGGGTTCGTAAAGGGTCCCGAACCGGGTACTGTGCGCGTCGATCTCGATCTCAAAACCCCGGTATTGAATTTTTTCTATGGTGCTCATTCCTTACCTCCCTTTCGGTTTTTGTAGGGGTATCCGCTGTCCGGCTCCGGCATCCCGCTGTCCCGCCGTATCCGGGCCTCTGCCTTGATAATGGCCAGCAGGTCCGTGTATTCCTTTTCCGTGATCTCCGCCAGGGTCTTGCTGGTGATCTCCGCTCTCCGGGCCTCCAGGGCGGCCAGGGGGTCCTTGGCGTACCTGGTTGCTTTCCGGGCCACCGTGGCCTTGAGCGCGTCCCTGGCCCGGGTCCTGGCCCGGTCCTGCCGTGCTGCCCTTTCTCCCTCTGCTGCCGGATCGTATCCTGTCATTTTTGGCTCTTTTCGGTTTATACGTAGTCCCAGCGGCTGGTGCTCCGCAGGTCGGTTTTTTTCCGGATAATGTTCAGCTCCCCGGCGCTCATGAAGTGGGTTTCTCCCCGGCCCCGGCCGCCCGTAAACCGCACCGCCAGGTAGGTATGTCCGCCGTATTTGTGGGTCTTGCCGGTGATCCGGCCGATGCTGCCGACCAGGCCGTGGTGCTTCCTGTTAACCTGTACCTTGGTTCCCTTTTTCATCCCTGTGCTCCTTTCGGTTTTTGTTCTCATTCTACTCTACAATATACACCGTTTCCGGGAAAAGTCAAGAGAAATAATCAAAATACTTTTATTATTTTTCCGGGGCCTGGAAAAAGAAAGGGCCGGCCTCCCGTCGCTGGGAAACCGGCCCTTATATATAAGGAATAAAAGCCTATTTATCGCTGTTTATCGTATCTGCCGCCTTTTGCAGGCAGTCGTTGGCCTCCTGCAGCTCCTGCAGGCTGGCCTGGTCCAGGCCGGCTACGATCTCCGCGGCCGTGGCCTTGGCCTGTTCCCGGGCCTCCAGCCTCCGCTCCTCCACGTTCACCGCCGTTTCCCTGGTCATCGCTCCTTGCCTCCGTGTATGGGTTAATTTCTATACTATGGAATATACACCATATCGGCGGTTTTGTCAAATGAAAAATTAAAATATTTGTATATCTTGTAAAAGCCGCTTTATCGGTATAAAAAAAGCGCCCCGGGGTCGCCATCCCGGGGCGCCTGGCGCCTGGTGCTGCTGGAGGTTGAGGGGCGCCTATTTTCTGTGCTTAATCCACCCGGCTAAAAATTTTAATGCCCAGGTGGCCACGGTCACGATCGCGGTGATCGGCAGATCCGGCGGCTCCAGGCTGGCGGTGGTTGCCGCGGTGGCCACGGCCGTGACCAGGCTGTCCGCGCCGGTGGTGACCGCGTCCCCGGCCGGGCCGGTCATGAGCGGGGCCACGCTGGTTGCGGCCGCGGTTGCCAGGCCGGCTCCCAGGGCGGTCTTGATCGCTTTCTTTATCCCGAGTCCAATTCTGAAACGTCCCATGGTCCCCTCCTTTTTGTTACCGGTTCCCCGGGCATCGATGATCTCCAGGGTCCCGCTATCCTTTTCCTTGAAATGGTTTATAAAATTCGGCCACACGGCCCGGTGCAGGGTAACGCAGCCGGCGCTGCCCCGCCATTCCGGGTTCTGGCATTTATGTCCGCCGGCGTGGACCAGGACCTGCTTTAAAATCCGCCGGTCCCCGTGCCTCCAATTCGGGACCCGGCTCTTGCATTCTCCTCCGCCGTTCAGCAGCAGGCATTTCCCGTATTTTTGGCTGTGGTAAACCCGCCAGCTGTAGGTCCCCGGGGCCAGCCATCCGTAGTAATCTCCCCACCGGATTTTCGGATCGCTGGGCTTGTACGGGTTCGGGCAGGCGCTGCATTTAAATCGGCCCTCTTTTTTTCCGTGCCGGCCGATTAGCTCCAGGTCATCCTGGTAGCCGGTTTCCGGATCATCCGGCGTGGTCCTGCTATAAATTTTTATTCTCATGTGATGCCCGGGTCCATGATCTCCAGTTCCACGGCGATCCGCAGGCCGGTGATGCTGTGGGTTGCCCGGTTGTTTTTAAAAATCAGCCAGCCGGTAGTGGTTTTAATTCCGAACCAGCCGCCGAACGTGTCCGCCTGGACCACGCTGGCCCCGCTTTCCTGGGCCACGTAGCGCGGCGGGTTATTTGTGGCCGCTGTTATATGACTGCAGCGCAGGCCCTGGTACGTTCCCGGCGTTGCCGGAATTATAAGGATGCCCTCCGCGTAGGTGTATTCCGTTCCGGCCAGCCACATTACCTTGCCCCAAACCCGGACGCGCCAGCAGTACGGGTCGTTGGTCGATACGTTGTGCTTGGTATAATCCCAATCTCCGGCCGGGGTATCGAGGGTCGACAGGGAATTTGCCCCGATTAATTTTATTAAATTGTATTCGTATCCCGCCGCTCCCGTTCCGGCATTGAAATAATTAAAACCGATTCGCTTGTTGTATTCGCAAACGTTCAGCTCCCCGCTGTCATCGTAATCGATCCAATGCAGGCGGCCGCCCTCCGGCCTCAATTCATAGACGTAGGGATTCTGTTTTTGGTATCCCCATTGCCGTATGACCCCGCCGCCGATAACGCTCACGCTGGCCCCGGCCTCCGCCAGGATCGATCCGTTCGGTCCGGTCTTTTTTATGTCCCCGTTGCCGGTGCTTTTAATATCTCCGTTGCCGCTCTGATGAATATGTCCGGTCCCGGCCTGCTCGATGTCCCCGGTCCCGGTATGCTTAATTTTCCCGGCGCCCTGGTGCTCGATGTCCCCGGCGCCGGCGTGTAAAATCGAACCGGCCCCGGTATGCATAATGCTGCCGGCGCCGCTGTGCAGGACCGCGGTCACGCCCTTGAATTCTACGATCCGGTCCTCCCATTCCGTATTGCCGCTGATCTCCCCGCCGGCCTTATCGTATTTATCATTCTGCAGATCCGTGATGTCCCCGATATTTATAATTACCTGGTTGTCTATTCCGGTGACCTTGTTGTCCAGGATTATGTGCTGGGCGCGGAGCCATTCGGTTCGTTTCCCGAGGGAGATGTGCGGCTGGTTGGCCTCCCCGGTGTTCGGGTCCCCGCCGCTGCTGCCCTTTACGTCATCGACGGTTTCCAGGGATTCGACCTGGTTGGCCCACACGCTCGTTAAATTTAACCAATCCATTTTTTGCCTCCGCGTTACATTTCTATATCGTAAATATTTATATATTTGATCGATGCCCGGACGATATTTAAAAGGGCCGCCTGCAGCTGCTGCTTGGTTGCCGGCGGTACCGGTGTCCCGATCGGGCGCTTGATCTCGATCGCGATTTCATTCTCCCCGACGGCGTTGTATTTTATGGTCCCGTCGTATTGGTACGTCCCGTCGTATTTTAAAACGCTTAACGTCGGCACCAATAAATTAAAACCGTCATACGGGTCCCCGCCGGCAAAGCCGGCCGTGAAACTTACAAATGTAAAACCGTATCCCTCGATTAGCCGGATGATCTCCGGGTACCCGCCGCGGCCTACGTTCTCATCCCAGGCGCCCACGACCCGGTCCCGGTATTTTGCCAGGTCGCTCTCCTCCGGGTACCGCGGTACCAGCCGCTCCCGGCCCAGGGCCTCCAGGCTGGCCTCCGGCGCTGTCTGTGCGTAATGGTTGCGGAGCATGTTCTCCGCCTCATCCCGGAACCGCTGCCAGGCGTAGGAAAGGGCCTTGATATAATCCTTGTTCGCGTTCGCCATCGTTTTTTATGTGGTTAGTACGGTACCGTCCTGGCGCTCGATCGCGCCGATGTCCACGGCCTTGCCGGCGTTCGGCCGCGGGTTTCCTTTTATGTCATCCGTTACCGGCAGGTCGCTGTCCCCGGAGAGGTCCACGCCGCGGCCGCGGATATTGCGGTCGCTGCTGGCCGGCGTGAAATCTCCGCCGCTCTCATCCTGGTATGTCGGTATCCCGGCCGATCCTTTCCGGGACCTGGCGCCGTATATGTCCGCCTGGGTTTCATCTCCGGCGTTGTAATCCCAGGCAATGTTGGCCGGGTCGTAAACGTCGTAAAAATCCAGGTTGCTGCTATTGCTGGACACCACGTTTCTGATCTTGCTGCTGGCCGCCGGGTTGTCCGCGCCTACGCGCCGGATTCCGGCCCGGCAGTTGTTGATCGTTATGTGGGCCAAAAATAAAGAGTTGACGTCGCTGTCATAAAGTCCCACGTAGTTGGTCTGGCTGCCGCCGTTCTCTATGTCCTGGATGATCATGTTCTTGGCCTTAAAATTCCAATTCGTGCCGTCCATCCGCCATCCGAATACTGAACCGGTGACGCCGGCCGTGATCGTGCCTTTAATGATCATTTTCTGGACCTCCAGCAGGTTGCTGGTGCTGGCCAGGGCGTTCGGGTGGAATATGTACCAAAACGACGAGCCGGTTGTTAATATGCCCTCGATCTGTATCCCGTCGATCTTGGAATATTCCGCGCCGTCATCCATTTGAAAAAGTGAACCGCTCCAATCCGTGACCTGCAGGACGTATTTGCTGGCGTCGTATTTTCCCTGGTGTCCCTGGCCGGCCCCGGGGCGGATATGTATGTACCTGGTAGGGTCCGTGGTCCAGCCGCCTCCAATGTTGACCGCGGCCGTGTCTACGAAATCGTAAACCTCCGCGATCGCGATCTCATCCGCGCTGGGCAGATCCCGGGCCTCCCCTGCATCCCAGGCGGCCAGGCTGGAATAGTCCCCGCCGCTTGCCTTAATGGTTTTTATTATTTCCGTTGCCATCGCGCTCTCCTCACCAATCCAGGCCGAATTCCGCCGGCCGGCTGTTATAATCGTAATCCTGGGCCTTGGTCCCGATGTCGGATATTTTCCGGATCGCGTTGTCTGGCAGGGGCCTGGCGTCCGCTATCAATCCGGACAGCTCCGCTCTGGTGAAAATCTCCAGGAGCGGGATCACCTTGGGCCGCCTGGCCGTTATAAACGGCTTGCTGTCCAGGTCCAGGACCGCGCTCATTTCTGGCTGCAGCCAGGCCGGGTCCCAGGCCGCGTCCGGTATCCGTATAATTACAAATTTCCGGATATCCATCTCCGCGGTTCCCCATTCATGGCCGTCCGGGAAAGCCGCCACGATCATCCCTTGCTTATATGCGCGGCGGTCCCGGGCGGTCTGTCCCGGGACCCCGTTGTCCGATGTCTTGATTAATAATTCCACGGCTGGCCTCCTTTAATCCGGCCGGACCCGGAGCATTACCGCCAGGTCCGATCCGGGCAGGGTGCTGCCTACCTGGTCTATGTCGATCTGGACCAGTTCATCCTTGTCCACGTCCGCGTCCGTAAAGCTGGTAGTGCTGCCGGTGGTTGCGGTGGCCGCTATTGAAAAGGTCCCGCCGGTGATCCGGTCCGTGCCGCCGATCCGGACCGCGATGTTGATCGCGGCGCCGGTAGGGGCGCTCAGAACCGTCGCGTAAACCTCCACCAGGGTGCAATTCTGCGGCGGCCGGATATCTATGGCCTGGTGGTCCCCGGTGGAAAGGTCCCCGGGTATTACGTAGGTCAGCTGCTTGGTTGGCTTGTTTTTCCACGCCACGCCCACGCCCGGGGTGCTGTCCGCCTCCAGGACCTGGCCGTTGCTGCCTACCGCCACCCGGTCCGGGGTCGCGCTGGCTGTGGCCGCTATCAGATCTCCCTTGGTGGTCACCAGGCTCTTGGCGATCTGTGCATCGTTGGTAACGTTGGCCAGGCCCACGTCCCCTTTGGTCACGCTGTGCGGGTTGCCGGTGGTGGTCCCGCGGTGCGTATCGTTTAGGGCCACGTTCGCGTGGTCTGAACCGTCCCCGCCCCGGTGGGTATCATTGAGCGCCACATTCGCGTGATCGCTGCCGTCCCCGGTCCGGTGCGCGTTGTTTGCCGGCAGGCCGGTATTGTTGATCTGCAGGTCCTCATTGCCGCCGGCGCCCAGGACGGCCGTGCCGATCCCGGTCCCGCCCACGACCTTGGCGTTCAAATAATCCGGCGTGGTGTCTGCCGCGGTGATCCCTACCTTTTCATCCGTGTCCGCGGACGGGGTGTAATATTCCAGGCCGTCCTCCGTGGCCTTGACCCGGACCGATTTCCCGCTCTGGCCGCTGTAGCTGGACGGGGTGTCGTCCAGGCCCAGGAAGCTGGCCGCGCCGCCGCCTCCAAAAACTGACTTGATAAGGGTTATCATGGCCTACCTCCCTCCCTGGGAAACGCCGATATACTGAATGTCCCGGACCGCCGGCGTCCCGCCGGTAAAACTTACGAATGTTAACCGCAGCCAATTGGCCGCCAGGCCCGGCAGCCGGAAGCAGTCGGTAACGTCCGCCACGAAAGTAAAAACTTCGTTGTCCTCCGCGGCGTTATACCATTCGTTGTCCGCGTCCGGCGGATCGTTTTTGTCATTATTGCTGGCCTCTACCTTTAGGGCCAGGTCCGTGGAGATCCCGTCCAGCCGGAACTGCAGGCCGTGCTGGGCCAGCTCCCCGATATAAATCGGGTCCGTTGATCCGGGCGCCGTGAGGTCCGCCTTGGTTATCCTGGTTTCCATATGTCCTCCCTTAATTGGATGATAATTTAAAAAATAATCCTAAAATTAAAATTAATATCCCGATAAAATCGACGGTCAAAAAGCCGATTATAAAATTCTGCTTGCCGCTCATTCCCTTTAGCCGGCTGATGAGTCCGCCGTGCCGCTCCTGCCATAATTTCTCCATGGCCTCCCGGCGCTCCTCACAGGTCTTGTCCCGGACCGCGTCCACCAGCTGGCCGCGGTCCCCATCTTCGCTGCCCATCTATGTCATCTCCGTTATCGTTATGGTCCCCTTGGTTAGTACCTCATCCAGGTCCACGTCGATATTGCCGTCATTTACGCCCGGGTCCGGCACCGTGAATTTAAAATCCTTGAACCCGGCCGTGTCCGTGCAGATCCGGGTCAAAACTGAAAACAGCAGATCCTCCCCTACCTTGAGCGGGGTCACGTCCTCCACGTCCCGCTCGATTAAAAATAGGGCCTGCAGCCGCGTTTCCAGGTCCGCCTGGACCGTGGCGAATTCGAACCCGTCCAGGACCTTGATTTCCAGGGTGAGGTTCTGGCTGGTTTCGGTCACGGTTTTTAAATAAACGTAATCCGTGAGCGGCGCCCTGGCCCGGATATATTCGTGGATATCGGTCCCGATGGTCTGGTCCCCGCCCGGGGTCCCGTCATCCGTGTACAGGCTGTTGAAATTGTCCGCCGGGTATACCTTGATCCCGATGTCCAGCGCCCGGTTTCCCGGGGGGCCGCTCACCACCACCTCTACGTCCGTAGGGTGTCCGCCCGGCTGGTCCCCGCTTATGTTCGCATCGTAAACGCTGGCATGGCTGTCCTTGGCAAATCCTATATAAGCTGCCCGGGTCGCGCCCGTTGCCAGGACCGCCCAGCGCTCCTTTAACCTGGCGCGTAGCTCCGCGTCCGTTTCCGCGTTGGTCCCCGGCTCCGCGTCCTCCCCGGTGCTCTCCACGCCGTCCACGCCGGTCAGGCCGCTCTCGATCTCCATGGTCACGGTGGAAACGTCCAGGCGCTCCTCTATGTTGTTATAATCGCTGCCTGGTTGCTCCGCCTCGAACCGGACGTATATCTCACCCTCCCCGTCCTCAAATTGTCCGGCCAGGCCGGCGGCCGCGTAGTCCGCCTTATCGCTGATAATAGAAAAATACCGCAGCTGGCCCAGCAGCGGTATTACCGGGGTCTTGATAATGTCCCCGATCGGAACCTGCAGGGTCCCGGTGGTGCTGGTCCTGGTTAGCTTGAATTCCTTTATGGTCTTGGTTGCTGCCTGCCGGGCCGTGCCGAATTCCGCGGCCTTAAGGTCCAGCCATTCCGCCGTTGCGTAATCTAAAAAGGAAATATTAAGGGCCGCTCCCAGGGTGGTATACGCATCGGCCAATATCCGGCAGCTGATCCGGATCAGCTGATCGTAATGGCCGCCCGGTTCGGTGTTCGATATCTGGCTGCCGAACGTCACCAGGTCCGCGTAAAATTCCGCGTATATCTCATCGAACGTTTTAATTATTACCTCGTTCATTGTCCGCTCCTATAGGGTTACCGTGACCTCCCCGGCGATCGCGTCCTCAATCTCCAGGGTGATTTTATATAGTACCGTTTCCTCATCGGTCTTGTCAAACGGGACCGCCCGGGCGTCATCGACCCTGGTGTCCAGCAGGACCATGCGCTCAATTTCCCGGGCCGTGTCCATTAGGGTGTTCAGGTCGATATCCTTTTTTAATCTGGCCATGTAATCCCAGCCGAAATCATCCAGGCCCTGGCGCTTGATCTGGCCCAGCTGGGTCCGGAGCCGGATCGCGGTGTCCTGCAGGATGACCGCGGTCCCGGAAATTAAAACGCCGTCATTCGTGTTCGGGTCGATCACCGGTTCCCCGGTTTCCAGGTTCAGCTCCAGGTCTGTTAAATCGCTGTACTTGCTCATGGCTTAGTAAAATAAATAATTGCAAAGGGTATAATAATAATCGGCCACGGCCTCCCCGGCCGGGACCGCTACCAGCTCGTCAATGCTGCCCATGTTCACGCCGCCCTCCCCGGTACCGACGCAGGGGCTGTATTCCCATAATCTGAAATCGAACGCGTCCGGATCGTAATGGTCCGGGTCATCCGATATGTTGTTAATTTCTACGTAAGTGATCGCGCCGCCGCTGGCGTCCACCAGGTCCTGGTCATTTTCAAATAGGCAGGTTTCCCGCACCGTGGTGGTCCCGCCGCCGCTGCTATTCCGGACCGCCTGGCCGCAATTCCTTATTATGCAGCTGCTGATCGTGCCGTTAAAATCTCCGGCGCTGCAGTGTATTCCCCATTGCTCCATTCCGTTGATCGTGCATTTCTTAACCAGGACGCCGCTGTGTTCGGTCTGCAGCAGGATGGCCCGGCCGCTGGCGTTCACGTTCCCGTCCATCGTTATCCGCTGCAGGTCCGTGGCCCGGGTTTCCTTTAGGGTGATTAGGTGGCCGGCGTAGTCCGCCTCCGGGAAATGCAAATCCCAAAGGTCCACATTTAGGGTATGCCATTCCTGGTCATCGATATATAATCGCTCGATATTAAATCCCTGTATTTTAAAATCGTTGATCTCTCCG